CTGTAATAGTTGTGCATTACCTCATTGTTCCATTCACTAGCAGGAACAGTAAAAGGTTGTGTAACGTCAGTAAAAACTTTTGATATGTCTTGATAGTTTTGAATGGACAAGTTTATGCTTATCTGTTCATCCTTAAACAAGTCAAGCCTGTAATCCCCAATGTAAATATCAACTTGATTCATTTCAATAGTGGTCGCTCATTAAATGCTAATGTGAAAATGACTGTGTAATTTATTACTCCTACATTAACACTCTTTTGATATTCTACTGTGCCCCTTGTAGGATTAGCAGCAACCCAGTTGGTGCCTATTAATACCGCAACATCTTCGCTCATCATGATGTCTTCAATTACGTCATTGTAAGATTCATCAACCCAACCTGTGTTCATTGTAATGCTATTCCTACTATTTATATTGAAATCTTGATATTGAGCATTTTGCAAACTTGGGGATGTAAAACCATCTTGATAGATGCTTCTTTTAAATGAGCTGTTGGTGAAATTTCCTGCTTCTGTACTCGCTTTGAAAAAAGTGATGAAGTCTGTAACACCATAACGATTTACAAAAGATATCTGATAGGGAGTGTATTTAGGCTCACAGGTAAGAGTGTAGCGTACTCTCGACAGCTCTGACTGTCCATCATCTCGCAAAATAACATCATAATAATCTCCTGTGGTATGATTTGAAGGTTTAATAGAAGCATCAATGGCTGCGTTGTTATTTAAGTTTGCTGGCCCTACACCAGCATAAATTACTTGGGTTTGAGTGTTTAATGTTGATCTGTCAGGTATGTCTGGAGATCCATCATTATTTAAAAAATCATCTTCGTCACCATTGTTCCATCTAATACGAATACTAGAAAACATATTTGTGTCGTTACTATAAATAGCTAATGACTCATAATTTGTAGAATACACATACCTATTTCTCGCAACAGAAATTAAAGCAGAGGTAACAGGAGTATTGCTGACGTTAGGTAAAGCTGCCCATCCGCTTGTTGTTAGAAAGGCATCTGTTTGTCCTGATGCTGACCAAAGTGCTACAACTGGAGATGCGCCATTATTAGAATAATTCCAGTCACCAGTTCCATTTGTCCAAAGAACTTCTCCTGCTGGAGATTGAGAGTAGCCTATGTCGTTATAAATATTAAAATCATGCAAAAACTCTGAGCTGATTAAATTGCTTACCTCAAAATTAATAACCTGATTGATTGATGTGTTTTTAATTAGAGAATAATTGTTGGCTGATGGAGGTGAACTTCTAAGACCTGACCAAAATTTTAAATTTAAAGACATATAAATAAGCGTGTCATTTGTTTGCGCATTATTTTTGCCTGTGTAAAAGATTGGGCTTCTTGCCATCTTTAGTGATGTAGGAACACTTTTTACTGGTACGCTCATTTGTTCTTTGTTTTTCTGATAAATGCTTTAAAATCTGATCTGTCTAATTCAAAGGCGTTTACTATCTCTTGAGGTAAATTGTCAAACGCTAAATTGAAAGGTCTTGTGAAAAAATTAGTGGGTTTTATTCCGTTGTAGTATATGCTTTTCGCAATAGCAAATTGAAGGCTTTTCCTTTTTAAGAATCTTCCTGTTTTTTTATCTCTTACTCCTGACAAACCTCTTTTCACAACCCATTGAGAAAACACGCTAGAAGGTGGCATCTTGCTTGTGTAGGCATAGGGAGTGTCATACTTAACCTTTGTACCACTAACACCTGAGTCAAGATATTCTCCGTACTTCTCCATGTCAATTTCCATTGAAAAAGAAACTGGCCCTGTGCTTACCTCTGATGTAATTGATTCAGACAACCTTCCACTTACGTTGTGTTTTCTTAGATTGTCTTTAGACTGCTCAACCACATAGTTTGCAAACCTATCTAATACCGCTTTTATGTTTTGTTCTCTTGCCATTAGCAGGTACTGATTTCTGTGTTAGGCATAAGGACATCAAAGGTAGCTCCCCATCCTGCTAGTAGATTCTCAAAGCGTTCTGTGAAAGGAACACAGGTGACATTGCCATCTAATTGATAAAGGTCTTTGTACAAATCACCTCTGCGAAGCTCAACGACTACAGAATTGATGACAGCTAGTTGTGTGTTCAATATATCTTGCTCATTGCTTATACCAAAGAAAGGATCGTTTTGATCTCTTATTGCTTCTTTTGTTTCGTCAACAACATCCATTGCCATAACTGTCAAGTTGACTCTCACAATCTGACCTTCAAAAGATGTTTGATTTACCATGATATGACTTAAAGGAAAAATGGTTTGCTTGTTTAAATCGACATCAAATATGTCTCCAAATGTTACAACATTACATTGACTACTTAACAGTAACTGGTTTTTTATGGTTTCTGTTATTTTATAAAACTGTCTCATTTTGTTTTTCTTTTGAGGATTTGGCTTTCTGTTTCTGCTCTGTGCTTTTCAAAGGATAAATAGGTAAGGCATTGGGATGCTGATATTCTCGAGATTTCGTCAAATCTTCTAACATCTCCTTGACTATGTGAATGGAATGTAGTATACCATCCCCATCTTTTGGCAAATGCTCCTTGACTGCTGAAGTCTTGCTGTTCTTTTTCTGTATCTCGTTCTTTAAAGAGGTCAGGGTAGTTCCCAGTAAATCTTTTCCTAAAGTCCAAAAAAAAACCATAGCTCCCATAACTATATTCATTGGAGCATCTAGCATCATGTCAAAATATTTGTCAGAAGCATCATACTCCTCAATCCTATACCTTTTACCTATTTTCTTTGTGATTGGGCGATACAACACAGCCATTGTTTTATGAAGGTTTTTTGTATCTGCCATATATGTATCTAAGTCAACAAATTCACCATAAGAGATGTCTTCTAATGATGGAATGAAACCAAACTCTTTGCCTTTTATTTTAAATTTTTGTGTCAGTTTTGGCCTCTCTCTCATCATGTTTGTGAGCTTAGATGAAACCCTAGAAACATCTTTAAATTTAATGTTGGGTAATTCTTCTAAGGGAACATTGCAGAAGATATCTAGCATTTTCTTGCTGATAAATTCATCATCACCTTCAAGCCTAGCAAAGCGTTGATACTGACTGAGTGTAATTTCTGAAAGTGAAGTGGGTACAATTACTTTAAGTTCCATCCTATAAATAACCTTTTTTGTTTATCTTATTGCATAGCTACCATAATTTGGTCTGCTTAGTCGATTAAAGGTAGCATACCTGACCGCATCAATGGCATGATTAAACTTGTCAATGGGTTTATTTAACAGGTTACCATTCTTATCTTCTTGCCATTTGTAGTTTTGAAATTCTCTTACTGCGTTATCACTTCCTTTTGTCAAATATATTTTGTGACGTTTAAGGATGTCAATTCCTGCCATTATACTATCAGCACCTTTTGCAGTAGGTTTTATATTCCAGCCCATCCTGTGAAGTTCTTCAATGCTTTTAGGCTCTGCTGAGTCTGCCCAAATCTCATCATATCTTGTCAGACCTAGCTCTGCAAACTTTTCTCCGATGTCTGAATTTGTTAGCTGTGTGTGATACATCATCTCGTGTATGTATAAATCATTCCCATCCTTGTAAACCTGAACAAGTGAAGTTGGATCATTGGTAAATCCAAAGTCAAGACCAAATGAAACGAGCTTACCTTTTGGATCATCTGCCATTTCAAATTGAAATACAGTAGCTCTTGACAAACCTCTCTCACCTAGTCCATAGATTCTCCAGTAATCATCATCTGTACCTTGTAATCTTTCTATCTCATCTACAATTGTTTGCTCAAGAAATGGATTGTCTTTGTACGTTGTTTGGATGTAGCTAACGTCATCCCTGATCAAGAGTTTATCATAAATCCAATGAAAGGAATCTGAAGGATTATAGTCAAGCCATATTTTATCTGTAGTTCTTACAAGCAACTGGAAGAAATCCTCCCATGATAATTCATTTGCTTCATTGCAAAATAAGAAATCCCTTCTTGCTCCTCTTTTTTTCTGTGGTTGATCTAATGATACAAACTCAAATAAGTTTCCATTAAGGTTGTATGTGTAGTCTGATTTATTGTGGTCTGTCTCTGAATATAAGTCAAGGTTGTTAAGTATCTCAAAGAAATCCCTGTACGCTGTCATTTTAAGCGATGGCAAAGACTTTCTCAC